AAACTTTAATCACCATTTGGAGGTCAGTTTATGTCCGATTATGGTTCGCGAGTTAGAACTCGTCTCACCCCCCCTCCGGGGGGCTTGGGTGCCAAAAACAGTTGGAAGTGGTATATTGAATCCACGCCCAACTCCCGTAACTGGAAGCAGCATCAAGCTGTCTCCCAGGATATTACGGGGTACCCATACCTTACGGCTGAGTGGTGCCAAGATGAAACTCATCCTGGTCCACCCTTCACGAAGGGAGGCCCGTTCCAGAAAATTAAACTCTCGCATACCATGCCCTTTGGGGCTCAGGCAATTGGAAAATACATCACGAACAGTGCAGGGTATGTAGTAACACCCTTTGGCAATGGTCGTCAGATGTATGAAGGAGGCTTTCTACCTCCTGGGGATTTTCCTTTTTACTGGGAGCAGAATAATCTGCCCGGAGTATTCAAGGAGAATTCTATCCTTATGCCTGATATGGGACATTTGGATCAGGCGGCTTGGGATAAAACTAAGCCGCGAATCGAGCAAGGTGGTCTTTTCGTAGCATTGGCGGAATTGAAAGACATTCCAAAAATGTTCGAAACTACAGCCAAGGGCTTCATTAAGTCATGGGAGTTCTCTCATAATCTGTTTAAACCGAACCTATATGGAACGGCTAAGCAGGTTAAAAAGAGTCTCATCATGTCTCCGAAGCGAGCGGCTGACCACTTTCTCAACCATAATTTTGGTTGGGTTCCGTTCGTCAAAGACTTGGCCGACTTTCTTTCTAATTTACGCGATCTTCAACAGAAGATTGAGCGGGTTAGTAAAGAAAATGGTCAGTGGATTCGACGACGTTCGATCCTTGAAAATGTTGAATTAGATGAACAAGTACCTGGCTGGTCTGGTACAGGAATCCACAATGTGTGGCCCCTGAACACCTCGCCTGCCAATGATACTTGGGTCGGTACCCCTACTTGGGAATACCGTCACAAGATTCAGAAAGTGTCCACATCTGTGGGCACTTTTAGGTACTACATCCCGGAATTTGATGTTAATTCTCCCGAATGGGGAGGGTTGGGTCTCGTTCGTCGCGCTTTAGCGATTCACGGTGCTCGTATCAATCCGTATCACATTTATCAAGCTGTTCCCTGGTCATGGCTAGTCGACTGGCTTACCCCTGTAGGACATGATCTTCAAGTCCTGCAGGATAGTATGTCAGACGATCTAGTCTGCCGATACTTGTATACGACCACCCATTACGCCGAAAGTATCGAGTTTAAACAGTTTGTACCGTTTAACATCGACTCAGGCGGGTATCGTACGCTGAATTGGTCTCGTACTTTGGAGACCAAACGGCGAAAAGAAGCAAGTAGTCCATATGGATTCGGCCTGTCTTGGGACAATTTAAGTCCCAAGCAAATGGCGATACTAGCGGCTCTTGGTGTAACACGCGTATAGCGTGCCGCCAGAGGAAATCCACTAGTGTCTATCTACCATGTCCCTTAGCAAAGATTCGTTCATCTTCGGTAAATGGACGATCGGATATGGTTCAACCACCGATATAACTTTGGAGGTCAACCACTATGTTTTCCGATCCACAATCAGTTACAGTCAATGCTGTCGCTCAGTCGATGCCGCGCGTTTCCCAAAAGGATCGTTCTGCTGTCTATATGAAAGGTGATCAGAGTTATACTCTGTCCATCTCTCATTCGACGGCGGCTAAAGGGCATATTCGCTCTTTAGTCCGTCTCGACCAGCGAGCTGTCGTGACAAACCCGTTGGATTCAACCAACGATTATGACACGATGTCTTTCTACGTTGTTCTTGATCGACCCAGTTATGGGTTTACTCAAGCGCAAGCAGAACAGCTTGTAGCCGGCTTTCAGGCCTGGCTAACATCTGGAAACGTCGATAAGCTTTGGGGTCAGGAATCCTGATCTCAAATTGCCTATCTCTGTTTTCCAATGGTACTGATTGCTCGGTATCATAGGATACCGAGAACATGGCAAACATACGTGGCTTGATGCTTACCCCCAAATAATGGAGGAGGCATGAAAAGCAACGTAAGTGACTTACTGAAGTTGGTGGAATGCGTCTATATAGACGCCTCCGCCAAGTGCATCGCTGATGTCTCTGATTTACGTGACCTTGAAACGATAAGATCACGGGTCGTAGAGGAAGGGATATCTTTTCTAACGATAACCCTGCCCAATTTCTGTCGTGACTTCGAAAGAAGCCTTCAGAATGGGTATATTGACTCAAAGGATTTCTTAGGTTTTAAGAAATCCCGATCAATCCCTGCTTTTTTGCAAGGTATGATCAGTCACCTCTTTGACCGAGAGACAGGAAGGATTTATGACGAAACAAACCCCTATAACGGAGCCGCGGAAAGTGATATTTCGACCATTGTTGAAGCAATTAGACAGATTTGTCTATTGTTCAAAAAGGTTGAAATCGATTGTACGTCCGAAAGGACCCAATCTGCACTTGACGCGTTCGTCGAACTTGAGCTTTCTTTTCAACAATTTAAACCAGAACCCGAGATTACAGAGGCTTTCACTTCTGTATCTCGTGTGCTGTGGACTCCTATCATTGGCTCTATTGAGCTTAGTGAATTGGATCCTCAACACGGACCTGGTTCGACTGCCGAAGGTATCTCTGGAAATCAGAAATACCTCTGGCGACGTTGGCATGATCGTCTCGAGCCTTATTTCCCTTTGCTCGGGTCTGCTTACCCTTTGGGTACAGACCTTGATTCAAAGGAGCTCGAATTCGTATCGATCATCTCCACGGAGGAGGAGCAACCGGTTAAGGTTACCCCTGTTCCGAAAACGTTGAAAAGTCCCCGCATTATTGCGATCGAACCTGTTTGCATGCAATATGCACAACAGGGAATTCGGAATCTTCTCTATGAGAAGATTGAGAATCACTGGTTGACGTCTGGCCACGTAAATTTTCGTGATCAGGGAGTTAATCAGTCTCTTGCAATTAGTGCTTCTTCTACGGGTCGATTAGCAACGATCGATCTCTCTGATGCTAGTGACCGAGTTCCTCGGGAACTGGCTTTAGAGATGTTCTCTATGCATCCTGATCTTCAGGCTGCTATTGACGCATGTAGAAGTAATAGTGCAGAATTGCCCGATGGGAGATTAGTTTCTCCTTTGGGTAAATTTGCATCTATGGGTAGTGCTCTCTGTTTCCCTGTGGAGGCTATGTACTTCTATACTATTTGTATAGTAGCACTTCTCCGGGCACAGAACCTTCCTGTGACGCTGCGAAACATTTTTAATGTGTCTCGTGGCGTCCACGTTTATGGTGACGATATTATCGTCCCCACAACGTATGCGACTATTGTCCTTGATTACCTGCATAAGTACAATTGCAAGGTAAACCCCAATAAGACTTTCTTGAG